CTTCGGTCAAGCTCATGCCCAGTTCCTTGGCAACGCCAAATTGCAGCATGAGCCAGTTGTCTTTGCGAAGTTCCGCAACTAGGATTTTGGGTCCATTGGCTCTTCGTCTTCGTCGCTAAGGATGGCCAGCATCAAAGATTGCAGATCGCTGTCCTTGACTTCGTTTTTTAAAATATCAATTTCACCAGCGGAGAAAAGCTTGGCGCCGTTTTCGTCTTGTGCTTTGCCAATCAGCAGCTGTAGTGCAAACGCTCCAGCGTCGTCAGACTTGGCTTGCTTCTGGGCGCGTTCACGTTCAGCCATGGTTAGCGGGCTGATCCACATTTCAAATGTGGTGCCGTCAGACAGCTCAACTTTGCGCTTGCTTGGCTGGAGATTTGCTGCTTTACGCAACCGATCAATGGCGCGATTCGATCCAGCGGGCATGATTTGTACTTGACTATAAACTAACTATAGCGTAGCGCAATAAAAAACCCCGGCAAAAACCGGGGCTATGTGTTTACTTAAGTAGCACTTTATCAGGTCCGGCTGAAGTCGAAGCTCGGGGTGCCGGATGGACGGAAGCTTACGCTTACGGATTGTGCGTCGTCAGGGGTGACATTCATGCTGGCAGAAGTCAGCACTGATTCAAACTCGATGGAACGGCTTTCGGCTTCGTTTACTGAACCGCCGCTGAACACTTGGTCAATGTAAAGCTTAAATGCAGCACCAGTTTGGTTGCGCTGAAGCACGTCCTCGATCATGCGGTTGCTAAGGGAAGCATCCTCGTCGGTCATGTAGACCGTTGCGCTGCCCGTACCATCGCCGAAGCCGGAGATGTAGCTGCGGAATGGAACGTACTGACCAGGGGTTTGACCGATGGTGGTTACATCGATTTCAGCACGGTTGATTTCAAAGCTCCAGTCACGCACCTGCCCGACTACTGCAAATGCGGTATAGGCGACTTGGAAGGCGTTAGGGCTAACGGCTGTGCCGTCGTCGGTAATGGTGATTGTCGCTCCACCTAGGGTTGCAGACACCTGCAGCACTCCAGTGCTGGCGGTGTAAGCAATAACGTAGTAGGTGGTTGCTGCGCTGATTCCTGCGGGAAGTGTGCCTGTGCCTGCGCCGTTAGTTTGAGTGTTGATCACACTAAACTGCACAGGATCACCTACTTTCAAGTTCAAGTAGGTTGCAACAGTAATGGTGTCTGCGCCAGTGTTGACGTTAGACTCAGCAAAACTGCTGGTTGTGCCAGCGGGTTTGTAGTAGAGGGCACCTGAAGTGCCGGACAGAACGGTGGTGGCCATTGCTACGCCAAAAATTAAAGGTCTCTGCGGGCACTGCCCGGCTACCCATAGGTTAGCGGGGATTTAAGTCAACACCGTTGCTACATAGCCTGTGTCAATACGACCTACAAAATGTGGTGATTCATCAGTAGCTGAAAAACTTGGGCCATTTATCTCGCCTACTTTTACGAATACACCTGTAGTAGTTTTGGATGTGTCATTAATAGTCTCTAATACGTTTACGGCAGTTGTTACCAGTTCTTGATTGCGGGCCGGGCCACGGCCTTTTTCTGTAAACAAACGGATTACTAACGCGCCACGCGCATTGTCCACGCTAGAGGTCAGCGTTGGTTCGTTGGTTAGGCCAAACGTGATGTTGACGCGGACGTACTCGGTGGTTGTATTTGGTGGTACGGCAGTGATGTTGTCGAAGTACACCGGTACTGCAGGGGACAGGTTGTTAAACGCCGTCAATAGCGGGTTCTCCATTGATGCCCGGATCGCTTGGTAGTTCATCGCGGAAATTTCCTAAAGGCTCGATCCATTGCCACTTTAATTGTCCTGTCGATACCCCCACCCTTTAAATAGGTGTCGTACCAGTCCAATGGGGCGGTGCGGGTGTTTCCTTTACCGGATTTGTCTAAATTACCGCGAATCTTTGCGCTTCTTTCACCGTATTCAACCATGCCTGGATTTAAACTTTCTTGAAGTGGCTCTGGAAAATCTTTCGGGCGAAAAAATTTTCCTTGCTCGTAATCAATGGCAACGCCTGCGTGCCGCGCAACATTGTAAATGGTGTATTTGACTTCAGGCTTATTAAAAAGTTCGGCGCCACTTAAAAAAGGCCCAATAACAGGTTGCGGGTTTCCGGTAGCACCGCTGCCTCCGGTTTTAACACCTCCAGAAGTTTCTATAACCCAAGAGTTGGCGAACTCCCCTGACCACACTGGACCGGCTTCCTGTAACTCCTTGATTGTCTGTTCCGCAGCCTCGCGGATGTCCGTAGACAAAATACCGTTTACCCAACGGTCTATAAACATTGGCAGGTTTTGTAAAGCCTTTGCCATTATTGTGGCCTCACGATCAGGGTGTGGTACACCGGGTTGTCACCACGATAGGTCAAGATGTTGATGATCTTGGCTTCGCGGGTTTCGCCTGCCTGTGGATACTGCACACGGTCGGCCTCTGTTGGGTAATAATCGCCAAGCTCTGCCGTACCAATCAAGATCTTTACGTCCGTGCTTTGGTACAAGCCCTCGGATTCGCGTGGGGTAAGGCGGCTGATGATGCCCTTTACCGTCACAGTGGCGTCCGCTCCAGTTACAGCCCCTGTGGTGGGGTCGTAGGCGCGGGGTGTAGTGGTCTTGATGTACGTGATGTCCTGGCCCCAGTCATTGAAGATTTGGGCTGGAATCGGCGAAAAAGTGTCGTCTATTTTTGACATTTCATCCTCTAACAACGCGCACTTGATAACCCCCAGAACCGCCCAAGGTGAAGGCTCCAAGGTAAGACTGTAACCAGGGGTAGACATCAAAAATGTTGTTCACGGATCCAGTCGCCTGGCTATCTGTGTTGTACTTCACCTTTAATTCGCCTAACTCGACTTCTTCATACAAACCTTCGGTTCCGGTGTTACCGGTGACGGCATCCGTGTCATTTGCTAGGGCGCGTGCCAGCTCGTAGGTGGCGTATTTGATGTCGGCTGGGATGACGGAGCATGTAAGTTCCACCCGGTCTACGTGGTAGTTGTTGCGCGGCCAGCTCAATGCTTGGCCATTGTCGCAACGGTCGCCGTAAAAGTTAAGTACGTCGATCCAGCGGGTTGCGCTAATAATGGCGCGGTTCTTTTGGTCGTCTGTTTTGTCGTCCCAGGTTGAAGAATTTGGGACGGTCTCGAAATAGGCGTTTGCTTCCGCCAGCGTTACAAAGCTGTTGGCGTTTTCGCCCTTCAATGTGGCATCGATTGTTGCGGCCACAAGACTGCAGGAATACTTTCTTTGATTTTAGCCCAATAAAAAACCCCGCCGAAGCGGGGCAGTAGCAGCTTGTGCTGGACGTATCAGGCGATTGCGCTGGTGTCCAGTGGGCTGTTGACGATCAGCTCGACCATTGGGATTAGGTCGGTGTCGTAGGTGGCTGACCAGTTGCCAGCAGTGGCCAGAGTGCCGTTGGTGGGGTTGTCACCAGCACTGGTCCACTTGGTGCCCATCACGTGATACGCGGTGTGGTAATCCACAGAAAGCACGTCTTGCTTCGAGAGCACGTTGCGGTCTGCTTCAATACGCAGATCCTGCTGGACGCCTTCCAGAACTGAACCACCCTTCATCAGGAAGCAGCGGAACTCCTTGACGTGGGTTGATGTGCCAGGGATCACAGTGTTGACCTGTGGGTCCATGATCACGTTGCAGCCAGCAAATTCGCCGATGCTACGAGCACCGACGCCGACGCCGCCACCGCCCCAGGTCACTGCGCCAGAAGCGGCCAGTGCAGAGGTGCTGAAGGTAAGAAGGCCAACCTGATACAGGTAGAAACCAACGGATGGGTGGACAATCAAGGTGTCCAGCTCATCGCCACGCTCGCCAAGAGCAGCGCGGGCCTCAGCCACATTGGCTGCGGTCAGGAAGTTGGCTTCGCCTTGTCCTGAAGTTGCGGCAACTGCCTTGTCCAATGAATGACCAGACAATGCTGTGCCAAACAAACCAGCAAACTGCGAGAACAAGCGTGCGCTCTTCAGCTTGTTGATTGCATCGGCAAGCTGGTTGCGGATGTGAAGCATTGGGTCTTCGCCCGCTGCCAACATTGCAACGTCATCCACTGCATACGCGAAACCGCGATGGCAGATGGAAGCGATCTGGGTGCCGGTGCCGATCTTCTGGGGAGTCAGGTAGCCAGCGGTGCTTGTGCCCCACGTAGCTGTACCGTCCATGATCTCCTCAGTTGGAGATACTGGATTGAACTCAGGGACTTGGATGCGGGTGCCGCCTTCGCGGGCATCCAGCAAAGGATTACGAACAACAACGCCAGACTTGATGAACAAGCTGCGCTCTTTTACTGCCTCAGACACATAGGTGCTGAGATTATTCCTCTTTACGATGTCCGCGAGTAGGACACCGCCGGAATAATTCTGAAATGGTGCGGCCATCTTAGAAAACCAACGTTAAAGGTGTGCGGGGTCCAAGCCACGGACTTGGTGAGACAAGCCCCACCGGGGCTACAAAGAAGCTTCCCTTTCCAGCACAGCTGCAAGTTCAGGCTCCTCTGCTTTTAGTTGCATTTGTCTCGTTATGTTAATACTACCGGCCTTGAATGGATTGGCCATTCCAGGGGCGATAACAGAATTTGGTGTGGGTTTGGCCCCCATACCAGCGGCGCTGCTGGGCTTGAAGTGGTGCTCAAAACCTGAACCAGGGTTCTTTAAATTGCCTAGATAGTTAGTAATATCTTGTTCAACACCTTTGTCCAAAATTACAACGTCGCCGTTGTCCTTTTTGTGCAGGTTGTTTTGTACCAGCTGCAGCATTTGCTCGGCGTTGATCGCACCAGCTCGGCTGATTGCTGATAACGCTTTTGTACGCATGGAAGCTTCCTCGTTGGAGACCTTTAGGTCCGCCAATTGGCGTTCCAATGCACCGATCTGGACGTCCTTTTCTTGGGCGCTCTTGTTGGCTTCTTCCCAAAGGTCTTTCCATTGGCCTTGGTCTTCCAGCGTTTGCTTGCGCTGGTCGTCCTGCTTTTTGTATACGTCGTCCAGCTTGGATTTGATGCCTTGGAAACGTTCCTCGGCTTCAGTTGCCTGCTGTTTTAAAGCGGCAAGCTGGGTCTCGTATTCGGCTTTTACAGCAAGCGCAGGGTCTGGTTGCTGTGGAGCGGTGTCGGCTGCAGCCACGGGCTGGTCAGGACTCGCCACGGGCGTTTCCTGAATGACGTGCTCTTCCATAGTCAGTGGTGGTAGGGGTGTCTGGAGTCAAAATCCGCAGGCTTTGATGGCTTGCGCTTGCGTACAGCTTTGCATACCTCAGGTTCAGGCTGCGGTTCACGTAGCTCGACGAGTTCCCATACTTCGGAACCGTCAGGCTTAGTAACTTTTTCTAAGGACTTACCCATGTAGGCATACTCCATGTACTTGTTTAGTCTACTTATGTAGTTTACAAGAACCTAGGGTTTGCGTTTATTCCTCTTCGGCGTCTTGAGTATCGGTCTCACCGCCTTGTTCCTCGCTAGCGGTAGGAAGGATTTCACCCTGGACCAGGATTTGGCGGAATTCGTCGCGTCCCAGGACACCTTGCTCAAACAATGTCGTCAACGCGGTTACGTCCTGGCCGATTAAACGGTCGATGTCGAAATCTCGGCTGATCTTTACTTCGGGTGGTTCGATTCCCACATAGTCGGCAGCTAAATTGAACGATTTTTGTAGAGATTGTTCCAGGTCCAGAGATACCATCGACAGCATTGAATTTGTATCAACACGGTCTAGGCGGCGGGCGTCGGCAGATTCGGCAACAAACTTTTGTTGGCTAAGTGTGCTGATGCCTAAAGTGGCCATCTGCATCTGTAGCTCGCGGATTTCGTTGGACTGTGCTTCGAATGCGTTCGCGGCTGGTTCGACGTAATAAACCTTGTTGCCAGGCTGGCTGGCCATTGCGTAGTTGACGCTTACAGCTACGTCTTTGGATTGGTCGTCCCAGCCTTCGAGGACAAGGATTGGCTGGCTTGCGATGTGCAGGCTGTGGATTAAATCGGCCTGGCGTTGGAAATGGGCCAGGTTTAAATAGGCGATGTCTAATAGTGGGGGCTTACTTGTAAGGGTGTCGGTCTTGCCTGCGTAGGTTGTTACTAGGGGGATTTGGCCCAGGCTGTAGTCGCCTGATTCCACTAGCTCGTAGTCCGAGGTGGCATCCGTTGCGTCGAAGGCGTTTGGATATGGGAAGCCTCCCTGCATATCCTTTTTGGTTTCTACTTGGCGGTAGATGCGGTATTGGCCGGGCTCGATTACACGGATCTGGTCGTATACTTTTTCGCCAAATTCGCCGTCAGGGACTACTGCTTTTTCTTTGATGCGGACCTGTACAAGATTGCCGTAGTTGACTTCACGGTCCAACCGCCAGCCGTAGATGTTGTCTGGGTCAACTTCAATCCAGTACGGGCGGCGGTTAAGTTCGCGCTCTTCTGCAAGGCTGCGGGCACCCGTTGGAGCCGGAAAATCTACTAATGTATGACAATGCCCGTAAGTTAGTGAGCACAGCAGCAGGCGGCGGGCGTACTCGTCTAGGTCTGAGCCGCAACCATCAACGTCTTTTGCGAAAATATCGGTCCAGTATGGGTCGCC